CTAGAATCGGAGGATACTTCCTTCGACTATAATGATCTCACTAATTGCGTAGAAGAATCTAAAGCTCGCGTTAAGAACTGGATGTCGATTCGACAAGTTCTAGCCTACTTTATTAACGAGGACTATATCGCTAGAGATCGATCCGATCTAAGTATCGAACGTTTCTATAAGAAAAATAACTCCTAATCCGAATCCTAACCTACTAAATATTATGAACAAATCACCAGAAAAAATAGCCCATCTCGCGATCGAAATTACAGACTATATCAGAGCGTCGCGACGAGAGAATATGCCGCTAACTAGCGAGAAAATCGGATTCTCGGACGATCTCTACGAGACTCTAGAGGTCCTTAAATTCGAGAAGGATATCGATAGTCTAGAAGACTTCGAAGCTTACTCGAACTGGGAAGTCTTCTACGATCTCTTTAAGGATGTTAACGGAGTCTCTCCTCGCTGGACTCGCTGGACCGATCACGACGCTACTCTCTGGAGAGAGAAGATAGAGCATCTATCGAGTTGTCTCGACTAAGCTCTCTAGCCCTCCTCGGAGGGCTTTTTTGTGTAGTCCTACGATCCTCTCTAGAGCTTCCGTCTACTCGGAGACTCCTAGTAGACGTATCGATAGCTCGGAGTCCTTTAGAGCGTGATAGAGGACGATCTAAAGGGGGATTTGACAGCTCTGACATCCTGTCAAAAGTCCGACGGAGAGGAAACCTCTTTTGACAGCTCCTGTCAGTATATAAGACGATCTCTACGAGCGACTTCTCTAATTATTGTCAGCACTTTTGACAGGCGATGTCATTATTGCCGTCACTTATAAGGATAACGACAATAATACGCGGAACGGATACGAGACATCGACGCCTACAGGCGAGTCTGTCTCTCCTCGTTCTCCTATCGACGGCGACTAGAGGATTAGACGGCTAATTGACAGGAGAGGAGGAAGGAGAGATAACTATCGAATGAACGATAACTATGAACTACAAGCTCTCCGAGCTATCCGAGAGATTAATCTCTCTATTCGTGAACTCGAAAACCAAGCGGCAGCTACGTCTAAGCGATACAAGCGAGGAGTAAAGCTACTACAGTCGGAGACGACGGCTATCGAAGCTTCGCTAGACGAAGGAGGATCGATCGAAGGAATGGAGCCGTGGAATATCCAAGGCGAGAAGCTTTCTCTACTTATTGCCAATCCGATCCTCGAGAATATCGAGGACGACTACTTAGTCTAAGAGATGCGGACTGTAAGGATAATAGAAGGACTAGACTACCCAGAGGAGATCCCCTGCGAGCTTCCTTATCATCATATCCTTACTTGCGAAATAGCGGCTCGTCTACAGGAACTAGACGAGCTGCTTCCAGGTAACGGGAAGTCCCAAGGAGGAATCCGACTAATGAATCGTCTATCCTCCGTCGAGCGTCGCTCGACTAGAGCTTATCGACTTATCCTAGATATGCTAACTCAGCAGCTAAGTCTCTCTAGCTCCTTCGAGGATCTAGGAGCTAGGAAGGATCACTCTCGTCAGTCGTGGCTCCAGAACGCTCAGAGCGATATCGAGACTATCAAATCAGTTTGGCCAGAGATAGGAGTCGTAATGGAGGAGCTAATCCGACGACGAACGACGGAGGACGCGTCATCTTGACTGCTCAAAATTGGTTAAACTTTGGTAAAAGCGGGGGGAGCTTTAGTTACTTTGCGGCGAAAGTCCTTTGCAAGTCTCCTCCCGAGCCTGAGCGTTTTCACGAGTTTTTTGTCGAAAGCTTTTTTGAGTAAGAATAACTAATTAGCAGGATTCCTAGAATTACAAAATCTAACATGAAAAAAAACACGTGGAAGGAAGTCGCAGGAGAGATCGGAGTTACTCCTCAGACTCTATCTAAATGGAGGAAGGACTCGGAGACATGTCCGAAGACGAAGGATATCGAAGCGTGGAAACTATGGTCCTTAGATCGAGCTAACTCGCAGGAAAAAGGAGGAGGGCGAATAGCTGTTGACGGAAGAGAATATACTGCTGCCGATATCGCGGATCTAAAAGCGAAGCTTATCGCTGCTCAGGAGCGACGAGAGAATGCTATGGCGCAGATCCGAGAGCTAGAGTTACAACAGAAGAAGGATAACTTAATCCCCGAGTCTGAAGCGGCCGAGAAGTTAATAAAGCTACTGACTCCGCTTAGGAGATTACTCGACGCTCTTCCTCGACAAGTCGCAGCGCAGGCTAATCCAGCTAATCCTAATATCGCGGAACTCGCGATACGGAACGGACTTGACGATAGGGTCTTTAGTGAGATAGCAAAGCTTTTCCTCTGACGAGTAGCCTCGCTATTAAGACGTGAGTCGGTTTAGTCGTGTTTACCGTTGTGACGCTCGTCAGAGGATTCATTTTATATAATATATATGCAGACTAACCTAAAGATAGACTCGACGGGATTTGATCGCATGATGCGAACTCTAACGAAAAAGACGGGTGCTAGTTACGAGAAAGTCCTAAAGAGCATGACGGGAGAGATCCTAAATAGCGCAGCTCGTAAGACTAATAAGGCGGATAAGAAAGCGATGGATAAATCCATCCGCCGCTCGCTCGCGGCTAGATTCGTATCGTCATCTGGGGATAAGATTAGAAAAGCGATAGACGGATCTTTAATTTATCAGTCTCAATCAATGAAGCGAGGCCACTGGATAAGGCTCCGTCGAGACTTCAAGCTAAATGCTATAAGCGATAAGAATCCGTCTGGGGCTATAATTAAGGGCAATCTAAAGACGAAGATAAATAGAGCACTAGCGGAGTATAGAAAGCGACAGACTGCTATACTAAAGTTAAAGAAGTCTAGAGTAGGGTCCTCTCAGAAGTCCTTCTTAGAGATAATGAAGAAGCTACGGATCCCTATTAAATCTACTAGAGGATTAGGAGCGGCGATGAAGTCTAAGCTAACTCCAGGACATGGTAAGGCGTTAAGCGGGAAGATTAAGAGCGATAAGTATGCATCGACGATTACTATTAAGAGCGAATCCGAATCAGCTCTTAATACTAGAGCAAGAGGGATAAACGCTTTCGCTGGAGCCATGAACGGGAAGGTAAAAGAATTTAATACTGCTCTAAAGAAGGATCTTAAGGGATATATAAAAGGCTTCTCCGCTCGTAATGGCTTCACTATTAAATAAAGAGCTGCATCGCTTATTCTCTCCGCGACTACTAAAGCCACCAGTAGATTGGGCTTTCGAGAACTGCGTCCTCCGCGATAACGTCTCCGAGCTTCCTGGATCTTTAAAGATCTTCCCGTATGCGGAGGAGCCACTTAACGCGCTTATTAATCCTACTGTTAATAAGATAACTCTCTGCTGGGGGTCTCAATCGAGCAAGACGACGACTATGTATGCTGGGATAGGATATCTCCTATCGGAGTTTCCGAAGGATACGCTATGGATTATGCCTAGCGCGGAAAATGCTCGGAACTTTTCGAAGGGACGATGGCTTCCTTTTATCGACGACTGCAAACCTCTAAAAGAACAGTGTCCTGTTAGCGCAGCTACTGGGAGAGTCGATAACGATAAGATTACTAATATGCGTCAGGAGTTCTTATCTTGCACTCTAACTTTCGCTGGGGCAGGATCCGAGAATAACGTAAAGTCCGCCCCAGTCGCTTATCTGGTCCTCGACGAGATCGACGAGATCGATCCAGAGATCCGACTAGCCGCTCTCGAGCGAATTAAAGGACGACGAGAGTATAAGATAATCCAGACTAGCACTCCGAAGGAAGAGACAGGAGGAGTCTGGGAAGAGTTCCTTTACGGAGATCAGAGACGATATTTTATGCCCTGTCCTCACTGCGACGAGTCTATCGAGTTTACATGGCGCCAGAAAGATAAGGACGGAAATATCCGCTATTCGATATCCTTCGACGAGGAAGCGAAGCTCGAGGACGGGACCTATGACTTCGAGAGGATCTACGCGACAGCTCGATATCAGTGTCCGTGTTGCGACGGACATATCCTAGACGCTCACAAGTCGAAGATGGTTAAGAGCGGAGTCTGGAGAGCTTCGAATCTAAACGCTCCTCCATCGCATCGGAGCTATCATTTAAACTCTATATATGCGCCCGCGATTACGTTCGCTTCTCTAATGGTTAATTGGCTACAGGTAAGCGGATCCGCGCACGGACTTCGTAAGTTCGTGCAAGGAAATCTCGCGGAGCCTTGGAAGGATGACTGGGCTAACCAAGACCAAGCTGATGCGAACGAACTCGAACTCGATTACGAGCGAGGAGATCTCCGAGGGGAGTATCGGATAATGGGAGTCGATACGCAGACGGATTCCTTCTGGTATGTCGTCCGAGGATTCGATCGAGACGGAACTAACTACTTAATAGACTTCGGCCAAGTCGCTTCCTTCTCGGAGTTAGATTTAGCTTACGACCGACACAAGTGTCACGCGGCTATAATCGACTGCGCTGGAGATAGAACCTCCGAAGTCTACGAGGAAGTCTTTCGTCGTCGCTCTCGTTGGTTCGGATCTCGAGGATGGAAGAACTTGCAAGGCGACCAGCCGTATCGTCTCCAGATGAAGGATCCTTTTACTGGAGATACTAAAGGACGAGGCGGTAGATCGAAGATCCGCTATCTTCACGTTAATAAGAGCATATATGAGGAGGACATGGCTCGATTGAGATCTAAGCAGATCTCGGGCTTCTTTACTTTTACGGACACGCCGAAGTTATACTATGATCAGCTCTTCTCGACTTACTGGACTAAGGAGACGGATCGGAGCGGACATATCAAAGTAGTTAAGAAGCTAAAGCGTAGAAAAGGAGACCACCTCTGGGACTGCGAGATCCTAGCTCGCGCTCTCTCTAAGTTTATCGGAATAGCTCGAATCGATAGAGATCAGATCTTATCGGAAGCGGAAGCTAAGAGGCCTAAGAAGAATCCAGCTACTAGGACTAAGAGCGCGACAGGATACTGGTCGTAGCTAGAGGACTAATAAAAAGAGAAAAAAATGAGAAAAGAGCCTTGACGAGGTATCTCTCCTCCTTCTCTATGTAGTCATCGAGGCGCTACTCGACTCGAACTATAACCTAAAAAATACGACTAATGAATAACGAAACTAACGAACTCCGCTCCTCTCTCGAAACGCTACGCCCTTCTCTAGAAGAGCATTACGTCGAGTATTACACAGATCTCCTTACTCGTCTTCTAGGCGATAACGGTAGATTAGATTATCGCGACACAATGTATTACGACGCTAATCTTCTCTACTCGATGACTAAATCGGAAGACGGATCCAATTCGTTTAAAGCTCGTAGACTTATAAACGTAGAGCGTATCGAGAGCGGAGCTTCTCGTTACGCTACTAACGTAATCGAAACCTTTATCGCTAAGATCGACTCGAAGCTAGGAGCTTTAGAAAGCTCTAAGCTTATCTCAGGTAACCGATTCTTCGAGTTCTTCGTCGAAGGAGTTAAGGACGGAAAGAACGTAAGTATCAAACAGTCTATGAGACAGAATTGGTCAGCTAACGGAAAACCTTTCGACCAGTTCCCAGCTCTCTGCTACATCGACGGGAAGAGAATTAAAGCTTCCGAATTTAAGAAGCTCTTCGCCTAAATCCTAATCCTCCTCGCTCTTCGGAGCGAGGAGACTTTTTTTAATCTCAATAATACGACAAATGAAAACCTATCTCAATAATTGCGGCGAAGAAGTCGCTCCTAGTAAATCCTCCTTTTCCTTCGAGGAGACTTCGACAGGAATCGCGACGTGGAAAGAACCTCAAGACTGCGTCCGCTGCGGAGGCAGCGGAATCTGGCGAGGAGGCTTTCACACAGGGGTCTGCTTCGGTTGCGGAGGAGACGGAGTCGGAACTCCTTACAAGATCAAAGGATACACGGAGGAAGCTTTCGCTAAATACGATAAGCGTCGTATCGCTCGAGAAAAGCGCGATCTCTTAAAAGCGGAGAGCGAGCTTTCTAAGAAGCTAGAGAAGTTCCGCGAGGAACTCGACTCGCTCGAGGATCTACGCGAGAAGCTCCGTCCTTCTCTATTGAGATCTCTCAATAAGGATCAGGGCGGCTTCCTAGCGAGCGTCGCATCCGAGCTATTATCTCGCGACTTCGACGATAACGGAGTAGTCGTCGCTAAGGATAGCTCTAGAAGCTATCTAGCTAACTCTTGGCTCGTATCCTCGGAGAAGTCGATCGAAGCTCTTAGAAGTATCTACGAGAAGAAGCTCGAGGAAGATAAGAAGAAGGAGTCCGCTCCTAGTTGGACGGACGGACGCTTCGAAGTCTCTGGAGTTATTAAGTCTACTAAGTGGGTAGACTCCGCTTACGGATCCTCCTTAAAGATGCTAGTCGAACTAGACGACGGACGAAGCTGCTGGGGGAGCGTTCCTTCGAAATTAGACGAAGTGGACAGAGGAGATCTAGTAAGCTTTAAAGCTACATTTAGTAAGTCGAGCGACGACGATAAATTCGCTTTCTTTAAGAGACCTAGCGTCTCTAAGTAGGAATAGGTATAGTAAAAGTTAAGCTCCGCTCGTCGTCGTATTCGAGCGGAGCTTTTTTGTGTAAGTTGACATTCCGTGATCTACGATGGCATCTACTACTACTACAGCGCAGCTAATCGCGATCCGCGATAAACTCCTCCTAGCTATTATGAAACTAGCGGAGGACGGAGTTACATCTTATAGTATCGGAGATCAGAGCTTCTCTTTAGCGGATGTCGGAGATCTTATATCGCAAGTAGAGAAGCTAGATAAGCTTATCGCGCTAAAGGATAGGACTCTAGGAGCTAGAGGTCAGAATAGGATTACGCTTAGAAACTTTAATGGATAAAAACACTAAAAAACCTAGTCGCGTATCCTTCGCGATAAAGCAATTCGTCCGAGCCTTCCAAGGTTATGACGCAGTTCAGAATACTCGATATAGAGCTAAGAGAGGAGTTACTCCTATTCGTTCCGAGGAGGTCGAGCTTAACCAATACGATCGAGATCGACTCGTCTCTACTTGCTTAGAGTTCCGACGGAATAATCCTGTCGTATCTTCTCTATCGAGACTACGGAAGGCTGACGTAGTAGGACGAGGAATCGTTCCGCAGCCATCTACTGGAGACGGAGAGACGGACGCGAAGATCCTCGAAGCTTGGCACAAGTTCGCCGAGTCTCCAGAGTCGAGCGGAATGCTCGATATGCGAGAGCTACAACAGCAGATGATCGACGCGCTCTTATTCTACGGAGACTGCGGTCTAATCGTAGGAAAGGATCAGGTTCAGTTTATCGACGGCTCTCGAATCGGAAACCCTAACGGAGAATTTACCTCTAGCGAGGAATCGAACTATCAGAACGGAGTCGAGATCGATAATATAGGAAAGCCGACTGGATACGTCGTAGGGAATCGAGTCTCTGGGACTCTTCGAGATACTAAGCTTATCCCCGCTCGCGACTTTATTCCTTTCCTAAAGCGGATCCGTCCTAATCAGTATCGAGGAGTCCCAGAACTCGCTACTGTGGTTAATACTTTACAGGACTGCGACGAATACGATCGAGTCGAGATGATGGCCGCTAAAGTTAGCGCGTCTCTCGCGGTCGCAGTAAAGCGAGAGAACTCCTACGAGTTCGAGCTACAGAATCGACTAGATGGAAGCGAACAAGACGCCCTAGGAAACCTAGAGGAGTTCGAGCCTGGACGCTTTCACTACTTAGAGCCTGGAGAAGACATTAGCGTTATCGGAGCGAACGGAAGACCAAACGTAGACGGAATCGAATGGGTAAGCTATCTCCTACGTAAAGTCGGAAGCGCGGTCGGCATTCCGCTAGAGTTCCTCTTAATGGAGATCGGCGGCAGCTCGTTCTCCGCGTCTCAGGGCGTTGTCTTGCAATATCAGCAGACAGTCGAGAGCTATCAGTCGGATCTAATCCGAGTAATGGACCGTCTCTATCGTCGCTGGTTATCGCAGCAGATTGCTTCCGAGAAGATCGACGTATCTAATTCCGTTAATCCTTTTAAGGTTCGCTGGCAGCGTCCTGCGTTTAGATGGATCAATAAGTCGGCACAAGTAAAAGCCGATATGGAATACTTCCGAGCCGGCGCCATGTCTCTCGACGATATCACGGCTCCGTTCGGATATACGGCGGAGGACGTTATGGTCCGAAAGGCTCAGAACATAAGCCAAGCTAAGAAGATCGCTAAGGAGTATAACCTAGGATCTTGGTATGATCTAATCAACTTCTACAATACAAGCGCGAGCGCGAACTTCTCGGACTTAACTACAGCGGAGCAGTTTAAAGCTCAGAGAGACGACGCGGAGAACGACGACGAGGATGTCGTCGAAGAGCCGCTTATTACTAAGATCGGAGTCGGAGGCGTAACAGCGATCGCGGAGCTAGTTAAGAACTTAGGAGAAGGACTTATCGGAGCGGAGCAAGTAGTAAC